CGTATCATTTTTATCATTAACAGAGCTTATTAACTGCTTCTGTGCGTCTGCGTTGCGTTGTAGCGTTGTAACTGCATTATTAATATCATGTAACTTTTCAGCGTGTTCAAGCGTTGCACCTTCAACGTCTAGAGTTGCTTCTTCTGTCTGTTTTTCATTTCTTTTATTTTCTTCATATAACTCATGAACACACCCCCTCAACCTTCTTACTTCTTTGCAATTAGCATCTAATTTCTTCTGTAACTGCTCATTTTCCTTTTCTGCTTCTTCACAATTTAGACAATCGTCACCATATAAGTCCTCTCTTGAGTCTTCGCACGAGTCGCAGTTAGGTGCTTCTTCTGCCTGCCTTTTAGCTTTCATTAATAGCTCACGTTCTGCATCTGTCATATCTACTTTAGTGTCTCTGGGTGCTTTTTTTGCAGGTGCTTTTTTTGCAGGTGCTTTCTTTTCTATTACTTTAAAATCATTATTATTAATTGTAGTCATTTTTATTTTTCCTTTGTTTTTGTTCTTGTTTAACTAACTAGACTAAATTTCGTTATATCTATTGATATATACAAGTTATTTTTTATTATGTTTATGTTGCTTTATTATTTATTATTACTTAGTTTTGACAGTTGTTAATAAATAAAAATGAGGTACAATATGAAACAAAATGTTGATATATATGAATTTAGAAGAGCGTTTGAAACGTGTCGACCTAATAGCTTCAGTTATGAAGGCTTAGGTGCTTTGTTCGACTATCTAGAAGAATACGAAGAAGGAACGGACACAGAATTAGAACTTGATGTTATTGCGCTTTGTTGTGATTTCTCCGAATATGAAGACCTTGAAGAATTTCAAGGTGAATATTTTGACGAGGTAGAAGGCGATAAATATGAAAACCTTGAAGAAGTAGAAGAAGAAACAACAGTTATCAGAATAGAAGGAACGGACGGTTTTATAATACAACAGTTTTAAAATGAATAAAATTAAGCCTTGAGGCATTACGCTTCAGGGCTTTTTTTTAACTCAATAAAAGAAAAGGAAAAAGAAAATGACAATAGAAAAAAGAAAAAGTGATGGAGCATTTATAGTATCAGATATTATTGATGGATATTTGAGAACGAATACATTTATGGGATTTACAGAAAAAGAAGCAAAAGAGTCTTTCAAATTAAATTACAAACCAAATGATAGGAGAAGAAAATGATTAGAACAAGAAAACTATATGATGGATTTACAGAAGATGCGAATGATGTGGCGTGTGAATATTGCTCAAGAACGCCAGAAGAAACAGAAATACAAGATGCATATGCAAGTGGTACGTATATTTGTGGAGATATTGATTGTTGGAATAGCTATTGCTTGGAATGGGTATGGACGGGCAATGTGGTAGAGGTTACAGAAGAAGAATATGAAGTATGTGATAATTGTGAAGAAGAAGATTGTGAAGATGATGAATGTGGAAAAGAGGAGACAGAATAATGAATAAAACAGATTTAAATAGGTTAATAAGATGGTCAGTTGATACTGATGGAGTAAAGTTTGCTAAAGAAATATATCAAAGGGAAGAGCCTGATAGCTATACAAGGGACAAATTTAAAAGTATGCAAAATAGCTTAATTATATGGATAGCAAACCTTGATGGTAAGCATAGACAAAGACTAGCAGACGCAATTAACAAAATGGAGGAAAAATAAGATGGGATTTGATATACATGGAATAAATCCAATAATAAGAAAAGGAAAAAAGCCTGAAAAACCTGAAGGCTTATATGAAGGAAAAAAGATAGATGATAAGATAGTTGATGAGTATTATGACAATCTTAACAAGTTTGAAGAAGAAAATGTCGGAGTATATTTTAGAAATAACGTATGGTGGTGGCGTGGATTATGGGATTATGTCTATGAAGTATGTGATGATATAATTTCAGAAGATGAGTGGAATGAAGGACACTCAAATAGTGGATTGACAATTGATGAGGATAGGGCAAAGAAAATAGCCAAAAGATTAAATCAATTGATTAAGGACGGAAAAGCTCAAAGCCACATAGACTTATGGGAATCACGCAGAAAGCTCGCAGAAGAGCATAATAAAGGCTTAAAAAAGGGTGCTAGTGATAAAGATTATAAATGGGAAGCTAGTTATCCAATTGATATTGAGAATGTGCAACATTTTGCAGACTTTTGTGCAGATAGTGGAGGATTTCAAATATGCTAAATATTGAAGATTATTATACGCAAGATGAGATTGATATGATGTGTATGTATTATGGACAAATACCTGATAATTTAACCAAAAATATGCAGATTATGTTGGTGGAAAAATTTGAGAATGAGGTGGTGTACGAACCACTAAAAAGAATAAAATCACAAACAAGCTAGGAGGATAAATGAAGGATTTAGTAGAAACAGATAATGATATGGATTTAATTGAAGCATTAGAAAAAAGATTTAGCCTACATGATGTTGATATGATTTATAATGTTTTATATGAGTTTTTAGATATAGACACAAAGCAAGGCGAAATCACATTTCTTGATTTCTTAAATAAAAGGGAGAAAAATAATGGTAGTAGATAGAATAACCAAAAAGATGGTGGAAGAATGGCTAGGTACATCAAATCAACTTGGAGAGGCTATTGAGGTAATTCAAGAACTAGCAAATGGACAATATACGATTGATGCATTGAATCAAGATATTATTGAATATGCAGTTTTAAAAAAAGAATGGGAGGAAAAATGAAGAAAATAGGACAAGTAAGAAAAGTAATTGACGTAACAACAAAAGACCTTGATGAAATATTGGTTGGAGCATTTGAAGGTGGAAGTAATTATTGGTTAAGCAAAGTAAGAGTAAAGGACAAGGATTATAAGGGAGGCAAATATGCTTCTGATGTGATTGGATTGGGTGGAGAGCTTATATTGACCACAATGGAGGGAGAAAAGCATACCTTAACACAAGATATGATGATTAAAGGATTTCAGAAATATCTTGATAATGGTGGAATGTATTTTCCATTTGATAGTGGACAAGCAGATGGTTGGACATATGATACGATACTGCAAAATGCATTATTTGGTGAGCAAGTTTACGGATAAACAAAAGGAGAAAAAATGAAATACAATAAAAATAAATCAGCAATAAATTTTATTATTCAAAAAACAGAAGACAATAGAAAAAAATATAAAGCAATGTCTAAGCTTAAAACAAGCAAATGTATTTTAAGAGAGGCATTTGAAGATACTTTAGCAATGAATATGTATCTCGATGAAGCAATAAAGGAGAAAAACAATGGGTAAAATCAAGAATCACATACACGATTGGTTGGAATCATATGGATATGAATTAGGCTATGATATGGGCAATGCGCCTGACATACCTGATTTATGGTGGGTTGCAGAATCTAGAGTTGATGCAGATGAATATTGGAAAAGAAGAAATATGGAGGAAAAATAATGGAATCATTTGGATATTTTTGTTTAATGATGATAGTGATATCAATGATAATAAACTTTTATGAAAGATAAAAAGGAGAAAGAATGAAGAAAATACTAATTAAATATACTGCACAAATTGATAGTGCAGAGTACGACAGAATGTGTAAAAAGAAAATGATAGGCAATCACGCAATGCATGAGATATTGAGAGATATTGCGCAGACTGAAGGGTTGGTTGCAATAAGAAAAAAGATGCAGGAGGTGTAAATGAAGGTCAAAGATTACAGAGAAAAGAATAGACGAATACATATTCCAATTAGCGAATATGATATTGATACATTTCAAAACTTAATAATTGAAAGAACAGACCATATTGATTGGACATTTGAAACTGATGATGGAGAGCCAATTAACTTAAGGTTTGTAAGAGATTACGAGGAGGAAGAATGAGTATAATGATGTGTAAAGAATGTGATAGGTTAATTGATACAGATTATGAAGAAATGTTTGAATCTAAAGATTTAAAAATAATTTGTGATAATTGTAAAGAAGGAGAACACAGAAATGAGCTTTAATAAAGATGCATTAATACATAAACTACAAGAAGAAAATGATAAGCTTAGAAGAGAGAGAACTTCATACAAGCTTGATAAAGAAGCTTATAAAGGTACGATTGATAAGATAAAAAAGGAAATGAGGTGGTTTGAAAACTTTGCAGGTGCTATGTATAGTCTTGACAAAGATATGTATGACAAAGCATCTAAGGTAGCTTACGAAATGTTAAAAAAACAAAAGGAAGAATAATGGATTGGAAAGAAGAAAAAGCAAACATCAGATGTAAGTGCAGAAACCTTTGGGGGCTAGATTTGTTTCGGTCAAAAAAGGTTTGCAAGAGATGTAAAACACAAGTAAAGGCAAGGGGGGAATTAAATGAACGGGAAAGGAGACGGATGGCGAGTAGGTTGGACAAAAAAGTATGAAAGTAACTTTAATAAAATATTTAAAAAGGAGAGAGATATGGACGCAATAATAAAAGATGCATTATATCAGTTTGTAGAATTCTACAAAGAAGATGAGTTTGACCAACTTGATATGATGTTGATTGTTGATAGGTTTTTGGAAGATGAATATGATAAAGAGAAGGTATAATGGATAGTGTTGAGCTTAAAAGGAGAAGAGATAGGCACGCAGAGGAGCCTAGAATAAGAATGAGGGATAATGCTAGAAAAAGAGCTATCATTAAAAATCTACCATTTGAGCTTTATACTTATAAAGATGTGCCAGAAATACCTAAAAAATGTCCTTATTTAGATATTGACTTAATAGTTGGCAAAATAGGAGGATTGGACACATCACCATCAATAGATAGGATTAACAATAACAAAGGATATATAAAAAGCAATGTGCAAATAATATCAAGAAAAGCGAACCAAATAAAGAATAACGCAACATTTGAAGAGTTTGAAATGATTTATTTACATTGGAAAAAACAAAGAGAGGGAAGAAAATGAACGAGTTAATATTTGACCTGACTTACGTGATAGACAGCGTGATTACTGGCGTACTTAAACTGCTAATAATCATATTAATAATCAAACTAATAAAAAAAGGAGCTAAAAATGACAGCATTATCACAAGCATTAGAAGATGCAAAGAAATATCTGGGTATAAATGGAGTGAGAAACATAAAAGTGGAGTACGGAACGGAAACGGATTACAAAACAAGTAAATCAGTAACAATTACCTTCCAATCAGGAGAAAATGATGTTATGGTTAACGTAGTTAATGTACCAATGAGAAATAGTGAGAATGATGAAAAATAATAAAAATAACAAAATACTACTTGACAATAACATGTTATCTAAAATAATATTAAGCCAATCGAGGCAAAAGGAGACTAAGATTATGAATGAGAAAAAGAAAGCATATTTAGTAAAGGACATACCAGAGAAGGACTGGAGAGAGTTTAGAATTAAGCTCCTCCAAGATGGCTTTGATACGTACAATCAGGCGATGCTACATTTAATCAACAAATACGCAAATGAAATCGCCCATTAATTTCGAGGAGATATACGAGAGCTATATTGACAGTGAGAACGAAGTCAATAGGCAAGAGCGATACAAGGGCAAGGAAAGCTTTTATAGAGCCAGCAGTAGTGGTTTTTGCTCACGAAAGATATACTTTGAGTCTGTCGAGCAGATTGAACCTACCAATCCAGTTGAATCTAAGGGAAAAAGGATAATGAGACTTGGAACGGTAGTTCATGAGGATTTACAGAACGCGCTCGTATATTATAATAATATTAATAATAAAGAATTACTAAATAAAGAAAAAATAATTAAAAATAAACAAAAAGAAAGATTCCACATTGAAAAAAATATAGAAATCAAAGAACTTAACGTAAGAGGTCATTATGATTGCGTGTTTGAAGGAGATAATGTTTATCTATTTGACTTCAAAACCATTGCAAGCTGGTCTTATTCTAAAAAGTTTGGGCGCAATAAGGACTTTGACCCTTCTATCCACCAAGAACTACAGCTTGGAACTTATGGCTATGCCATTAAAGAAGAGTTTGGAAGACTTGATGGCATGTATCTTATTTACTACAATAAAGATAATTCAATGATGAATTCAGTGAGCATACCTTTAGGCTATACAAACAGAGCGTATAACTTTTGGTACAATGTTGGTGAGGAGCATAAGAGGGGATTACCTCCATTTAAGCAAGGGGTATCACCTGTACAGGATTGGAACTGTAGCTACTGCCCTTACCTTGACCACTGTAAACCACCAAACAGGAAAAGGAAATAAGATGGACGATATTTCAATCTTAAAAGAGTTATTGGAGATAATGTTTGGAAACGAAGAACCTAAACAAAAAACAAAAAGGAAGAGACCTAGAGATAGTAGAGGTCGATTCATAAAAAGGGAGATAACATGGTAAGAGAAAAAGAGAAAGAAATGAGCCTATTTGAACAGTTTAGTAAAATAGATGTCAATAAAAATAAAAAGAAGAAAGGTCAGTTTGATTACTTGAGTTGGGCATGGGCAGTTGCAGAATTGCTTAAAGTATGTCCAGAGGCTGAATGGGAAGTACATGAGTACCAGAACGAAGATGGTTTAACTGCGCCTTACATGACAACTAATTCTGGTTGTTTTGTAAAGGTCAGTGTTGAGTGCAATGGTATTACCAGAAGCCAAGTACATCCAGTAACTGACAATAGAAATCAACCCATTAAACAACCTACTTGTAGCGACATTGGAAACTCAATACAAAGGTGTTTAGCAAAGGCAATAGCATTGCATGGGTTAGGCTTATATATTTTTGCTGGTGAAGATTTACCTGAGCCAGATGCATTAAATAGTGAGCAAAGAGCTGAGTTGTTAGAGATTGTTGGTAAGGTTGGAGATAAGACCTTAGAAAAAGATATAGCTGGTAAAATAGATATATTGAAAATCAACAATAGTAATTTCGAGGCTTGCAAAGTAAAGATAATAGAGATGATAAATAACAATAACAGTAAGGAGAATAAATAATGGCTAATATAGATGATAGCTTATTCAATAAAGCAGTAAATGAGACAAGTTTTGCTATACCAGATACAGGAGCAAAAAAAGCACCTAGAACAGGTGATAAAGCTCCTTTGGTATCAGGAGATTACCTTGGTCATATCGTACAGGTAAATAGCAAGGTTGTTGATGTGTTAAAGGGCAAATATAAAGCAAGAGTATATGATTACTTTGTTGAAGTTGCACCTGAGAACAAAATCAACAAATACACATACACTAGATACGATGATGATAAGGTTGTGGATACAGACGGAAGCGCTTATGTAGGTTATAAGTTCAAAGGTTCAATTTTCAAATACCTAGAGCCAGGTGAAGGCGATACATTTGAAAGCAGAAGTGAATTTAATAAATACTACATGTGGTTTTGTGAGGCGTGTGGAATAGAGTGCCCTACAATCACAACCAAGATTGATGGTGAGGAAATGGAAGTTAAAAGCCTCCCAGAGATTAACATGGAAAGCCTTGTAGGAACGCCAGTTCAGGGAGTTATTGGAAAAGGTAAGACTTGGACCGATAGCGATGGCAAGGAGAGAACTCCATGGGTTGTTAAGTTTGTAAGGAACTGGAAAGATGGACAAAAAAAGGAGATGACTGATGAAGACATACCGTTCTAAGATTAAGAACTTTAAGTCAGTTATGATGAAGGGTGCATATTTTTTAGGCATGAAGCCAAAAAAGATTGCGCATAGGTTTAATGTGTCATTGGCAAGTGTATATAGACATATTAAATAATAATTTGAGAGGCTCTGATATCTGCAAGGAATCAGGAGGGTTTATGGCATTTTTGTTGGGCCAATTCATACCCATTCCTTTTTGCCGGTTTTGCCCTTGTTAAAGCCTCTCAAAAAATTGACACCCGTTGAAAGGCTTAGGAAATATGTTCAACTTAAGTATGGAATATTGAGTGCTAAAAAGAAGAACAAAGATAAACTCGTCGAAAAGAAAACTTAGGCCTTTCAGACGGTTTGATGATGTGAATATGGAAAGTGGTTTATCCTCTTTCGAGAAATTTATTAATTTTATTTTATTTATCATGCTTTTGGTTATAATATTCAGCGTGGTAAGGGACATAATATAAGGAGAAAAAAGTGAAAAAAGCAATTGTACTATTATTTGTGATGGCATTAGGGTTTGGGAGCGTTAAAAGTTTCTCAGTTAGCTATGGAGATACCTTAAAGCATCAAACATTCCACAGTAATGGAAAAATAAAGATGGAAGGAATTAAGGTTAAAAAATTTAGAGAAGGTTTGTGGAAGCATTATGATAAGAATGGAAAAATGATTAAAGCTGAGTTGTATAAAATGGGAGTAAGAGTAAACTCTGTAGATATGTCTAAGGCAGACTAATGACTTGGGATAAACCATTAATATACAAGGAACTTACAGAAGTCTATATTGTTAATAGTAAAAGGTTCTGGACAAAAAGAGAAGCTGAGATGTATGTTGTAGAGCTGGAAATGAAAGAAATAGGGAGGATATCTGGTGAGAAGAGAAATGGGAAGAGTAAAAAGCTACGTAAGTAGTTGGCTAGATTCAACAGGATTTGACCTTGGGTATGGATGGGATAATTACCCTAACATTGACGATATGGAAAAAATAGAATTTGACGGTATTCCTGCGTGGGAGTACTATGGATTCAAAACAGAAAAAGAATACTATAAGGAGAAAAGATAATGGGAAGAGCGATTGAGGTAGATAAAAGATTAGATTCCTTAGAATACAAAGTAAACGAAATACTTTTAATTCTAGATGATTTAAGCAACATGAACACAACACAGGAGCACATAGACTTACATGAAGAAACCAAAGAACAGAAAACCGACGATGAAGGAAATGGAGACAGCGATGTCAAACCTGATAATGGAGTCAAGAAGAAGTCAACTGGAAATAATAAGAACTCAAAGAGTTCTAAATGATTTTATAGAATACAAAAAAGAAACAGAACCATTCACAAAATATGTGGAGGAGAAATATGCAGAACCAGATAAAAAAGATGATAAGAAAGATACTAAATGAAAATAACTGGGGCATTTATTTTAAGGGTAAGCCTTTATTAGAGATGCCAGTAAATGGTGAGGCCAGCATTTACAAGTTAAACGAGGTGCTTATAAGTGAGTTAGAGGGGGCAATTTCGGAAGAGTTTGATAAGATTATTGAGGAAATAAACAACCAAGGAGAAACCGAATGCCAGGAGAAGGAGATAGGGAGAAGTTCAAAAGAGATGTAGTCGAAGGGTCTGAGCTTAATTATGTACAGAAAATGATATATTTTTATAGCTCAATGCTTGACGATTTAAGTAGAAAAATTGGCGAAGAAACTGAATATGGAGTACCAGGTTCTTTATCCATGATAGAAAAAAGGCTCTCTGAGTTTGAAGAAAGAGAGAAGAAGTTAATTGAAAATTATAGAAAGTTTGCTAGAAAAGTTAAAGGCATTAAGATTTAACTAAAGCAAATAATAAAAAGGAGAAAATATGAATCCAATAGTGCCATGCGACACTAATTTAGAAAATAGTGTCTTGGGAGCGTTAATTCAATTCCCTGAAGTTTATCCTCAGGTAAGAGATTATATCACAACAGATGATGTTTTTTATCAACAAAAAGCAAAGATGTTGTGGGCCAAGGTAAAGGTAATGCTTCACAAGAAAGAATACATAGACCTGACTACAGTTGCAGCAAATTTAAAAGATGAAGAAATTGCAGCAGGTCTCACCCATGTTTATGTGGTTGACTGCACAATGTCAGCAGGAGCATCTGGGTCTACATCAGCTTACGTTAAAAAGCTCTATGAGAAGTATTTAATGAGAAGAGTTGTAGAAGAAACATCAAGAATACAAACTGAAGCTATTAATAGTGGAGAAAACACGTACGACTGCATTGTAAGTGCTCATACATTGTTTTCAGAGCTTATCGAGTTAAACCCTGCCAGAGAAAAAGAAACTATTGATTCCTTGTTAGTTGATGCGGTGAAAGATATACAGAACAAAGACATCAATCTTATTAAGACAGGATACGATAATATCGATAAATTCGCAGGAGGGCTCACTAGAGGTGAGATTACAATCATTGGAGGTAGGCCTGGGCATGGAAAGACAACCATGATGATAAACATGCTAGCTAGCCTTATAGGTAATGGCTATAAAGTAGCCTTATTTAATCGAGAATTGCCTAATATAGAGGTTATTAAGAAGCTTATATGCCTAGAGTCACAAAAGCTTTCTTATTCGCTTATAAGGCAAGGCATACATAGTGATGATTCATTGAAACAATTAGAGTTAGTTAGAGCAATCATTAAAGAAAAGTACAATGAAGATAAGTTTTTGATGTTTGACAACATTAGAGACTTTGCAAAGACCTCTGCTGAAGTCAAAAGATTTAAGCCTGATGTAATTATGGATGATTATATACAGCTTGTATCTCCTGATGGAAAGATACCTGAGAGAAGGCTACAGCTAGAAAGGCTTGTTAATGACTATAAGTGGCTTGCTAAACAGATGAAGTGTTCAGTTATATTAGCATCACAGTTGAATCGTGCCATTGAATCAAGACACAAAGCAGGAAGACCACAACTATCAGACCTTGCTGAGAGTGGAGCTATTGAGCAGGTTGCAGAGAATGTATTCTTTGTATACTACGACTACAAGATTAATGGAGAAGATGGTAAAGGGAAAAACATCATAACATTTGTTGCTAAGAAGGTTAGGTATGGTGAGACAGGGGAGTCTGACATGGGATACAATGGCGATAAATGCAAGATATTTGATACGTATGATGGATTTATTAATTCAATAAAAAGAAAGGAGATGATGGATGAAAAAGAACTCCCATTTTAAATATATAGGAATTGACCCAGGAAAATCTGGGGGAATCACCATGATTCATGGGAAAGATGTGAAGACTTATAAATGTCCCCAAAGGACAGAAGATATGGCAATATTGTTTACTTTGCTCGTTGGAGACACCTCTTCTTACGATGTTAAGCTGTTAATGGAAAGAGTGTGGGCAAGACCCAATAACGCAGTTAGGTCAGCATTTGCATATGGTGTTAATTATGGACAATGGATGGCTATCGTTGCCTGCCATGAGATACCATTGCAGACTTGCCTTCCAAATGAATGGATTAAATATTTTGGATGTAGTAAAGACCTTGAGTATCAAGATAGAAAGAGGTGGCTTAAAGAAAAAGCCAAGTCTTTATATCCAAAGCTTAACGTAACTTTAATGACATCAGACTCAATATTGATTGCTGATTATGCAATGAAGGAACATTTTAAAGATGAAAAATGAGCCTGAGTGCACAATATGTGGTAGCGATATAGATGAGGAAGCAGGAGATATAGTGGGTTACTTTGGAATATGTCCAGTATCGTTTTGCGTCTGGTGTCATTCATCATTAACGGATATGGTGATACAGATGCAAGGGTTTAATGACATAGACACATTAGAGGAAAGAATTGCTGACCTTAAAGAAAATGATTGAGGTCTTAGGGCCTGCAGAAATACATAAAGGAGGAAGATGGATGCCAGTAACTGAAGAAGTACAGCTAAAGTTTGACCACGATTTAGAGTTTGGAAGGCTTGGAGAGGATTTTGTTGAAGCGTTTCAAAGTAAGAATACAAAGGTAGAGGTCAAGACAGAGAGAGATATATGGAAGACTACAGGGAACATAGCGGTTGAGATACGGTGTAGAGGCAAATTATCAGGCATATCTGCAACGGAAGCAGAAACATGGATTCATTTGCTTAGTTATAAAAACGTGATTGAGGGAGGTTTTATTTTCAAGACACAGCTACTAAGGGATAAGATAAAAAAGCTCCATGCTGAGGGTAAATTAAAGCTTATAATGGGTGGTGATGATAAAATGTCTCAAATGGCATTGTTGCCAATCAAAGAATTGTTTACTAACCAGATATATTAGCAAACACAGACTTTTCACGCCATAATTTTTTATTTGCAACAGTCTTTTCAAATAATTTTTTTCTGAGTCTGTATTGGTATTCTTGTTCTTTAATTCTTTTTAAACCTTCTTTACCAAAATTCTTTTCAACCCATGTTAAATATTCTCTACGTGGAGTGACTACGTATTTGCCTTTTTTAGTAAAAGAAACTGGAGCCATATACTTAACTGAAGACTTTAATCTTTGGATTGCAAGTTTGTGCGCTTGTGTCGCTGTAACTGTTCCTGGCCTATTTTCCATTATATCAGTAACTAAATAGTTGTAAGCACTTATGTAGTGCCTTTCAATTTCTTTTTCTTTTCCTTCCCACAAAGCTTCTTTAAGTTTTCTATAGTAAACAGTTCTAACTGAGTAATCTTCATTTCGAGATGGAGCTACATCAAATTGTTTTTTAAACTGTTTTTCCCAATTGTTCATAACAAGCATTTCACTGTAGGCTTTATTGCCTTTGACTTTTTTAAAATTTTCATATTGAGAATATAAAACTAAGCTTTTCTTTAGCCAATTTTGGCTAGCATCTTCAAAGCTTTCCTTGCCCCCAATAAAATTCCAAAGTTCTTTTTTACCATTGCTCAGATTCCGAATAATAACTGGGTCTGATATACTTTGAAAAGTTCCATCGTCATATGGAGATATAACACCTCCAAATAATCCTAAAAACTCTGAACGCCATAAATACATGAACATTTTATCTCCTGCTGTCCCTGCGCTATCTGTTGGCTCTTTATCAAACAATGTTTCATACATGGCATATAAAGCATAACCTGAAACCGCATGCGCCATTAAAGCTTTTGCTAAAGGAGCTATGTTTCCATGTTTTATTGCAGGCTTAAGGTAGTTTTTATAACTATCAAACGTAGTAGAATATGCCATTCTCATAAACAATGTTAAAGGTTTTCCAAGTTGGCTTCCTGCCCAATTAGGAATAAGGCCAATCGATGTTGTCCCTTGGGCTGAAGCATGAGAATAAAACTCTACATGTCTTTGAATGTTTTCTAATCTTTTAGTTCCCTCAATTGTAGATAAATCTCCTTTTTCAAGAAATTTAATTTCAGACTCAGGAAGTTTGTATTGGTCTTTATATAATCTTTTTATTTTAGCAGGGCTTGATTTTCCAAATATTCCCGTCTTACCTCTCAACATTTGAAGATTGTTTGTAAAATAAAGTTTTCCAGCTTCCATTGAAACTATTCTGTTTACATTTTCCGTAGGTGTCATAAAATTGACATATCTAAATAAATTTTCCATGCTAAAGTATTTTAACATTCCTTTTCTACCTAAGCTAGCAGTGGGCAGCTCCATTCCCTTAGAACCAAAGTCAAGAGTTCCTTTTGCTCTGGCTTCGTCCCACGAATTTGTATTAAGTGCCTTCAATATCCCTCTGCCAGTGTTCCCCAATCCAAAAGAAGCAATACTTCTAGGTATCCCAATAAGAAGATTTTTAATTCCAGATGTTGGAGAAGATAGTCCAGCTGCTGCTGACAAATGAGCGGTTGCTCCTAGAAAATCTGCTACCCTTGCATGTGATTCGTTTTCTTTGTAAACCCCAAGAAGTCTTTCAATAGTATCTTTAGCGTACTTACCTACTTCTTTATCCTTAATTATGGTCTTTAGCTGCAACAATCTTGAAGAACCTACTGTGTACTTTCCTCCTAACCCTGTATACTCAGGAAAATACCTTAATGTTGCTAAATATTTTGACATTCCTGCAACGTACGGGTCAATAGACCTAGATATGCTAGACTCATATGTCTGTATTATTTTCTTCTGACCATTTCTTTTGGTTATCTCAATATATTCAGGCAACAATGGCCCTCTTTTCAATAGATATGAATTTTTAACTTTTGAGTGTTGTTGTGTCAACAAGGCCATAACACCATCAGCAATTTCAATTCTCAGCCTTTCACTTTTTAAGTTTTCATTGTATTTATTTGTAAAAGTTTTTTTATAACTTTCGTTTATAGCCATGTTCTTACTATGATTAGGCGTTATGTTTTTAGAGCTTTTATGTAATTTTTTAGCGTGAGCTATAGCGTCTTGACTTGCAGCTCTTTTCAAATTTTCATCAACTAGTGTTTGTATGTGCTTTGAATCTGATTTTTCTTTTGTAAAATGGTTTATAGCTTCTTGAGTTACTTTTCTTGTATGATAATCAACAACAAATTTTTCATTATATTCTTTTAAAAATTTTTCATACTCAGCTTTATTTGTTATTTTTTTAACCTCTCCGCCAAGTTTTTTCCAATAAAAGTTAGTTAATGCTTTGTGTTCTTTGTATGCCAGATTTGCTTCAGTGCCATCAATCTTCATGTCTTCTATAAACTTCTTTTCTTCTCTAGACATTTTTATGCCAAATGTTTTTCCTTCTTTTTCTGCTTTTAATAAAGCAGCACTTCTATCTAAATCAAAATTGCGAACAAAGTCAGATTTTTTCCCCCCAAGAATTTTTTTTATATTGTTAATATGAACTTCCCCAGGGCCTTTAAACTCTGTATGCAAAGCAACATCAAAACCCAATATTCTGTCAGCTATTTTTTCTCCAGCTTTGCCTCCATGCTTTTGAATAAAATAATAAGCAGGTAAAAACATTTTTCCTGCACTTTGAACCCATGTAAGCCTGTCTCCTGATAGTTGAGTAACTTCTCCAGCAGATATAGATGTAGGCTTAGTTTTCTTTCCATGAGTTTTAATGTAATGTGTGATGTAAGCTTTTGATTTTTTAGACATGTTAGAAGCTATTCCTGAAGGTTCTCCAAGATTAACAACAACATTAGAAAGCTCGTCTTGAGTCACATTATACTCTTCTGCAAGCCTTTCAATCATTGTTTCACCTTTTTTAACTTTAGGGATAATCTCAGCGTGAGATTCAAGTTCCCGAAGATACCTTTCGTAAGATGCTACTGACGTGTCTAAAGCTTTTCTTCCTGTTCCAGAAGGCTCAATACCAAACATGGCCCTTGTTTCGTCTAAAAAGCCTCTTCCACCTTCAATACCTTCATCAAGCAACCTTTGCTCTTGTTTTTTTAATTCTTTGTTATATGACTTTACTCTAGATGGGTCTTCTTTGACTGTTTGAAAGTGGTCATTAAGTCCACTAATATAGTTTTCAACTTGCCTACTCACAGGTATATTACCTTTAACAACTCTTCTTGATAATATAAAAGCAATATCGTCTTTATTGGCAATACCAAAAAACTCTTTCATTCTTGAGTTGACTGCCTTTACCCAATTTTTAAACTTAGACATCATTGTTCTATTAGTTATTTGCCCAGCTGCAAGCTCTCCAACTCTTTGAACAAGAAGCTCTTCTTTTCTTTCTGCAAAACTTTCTAGACTTTCACCTTTTTTCCTTTTTAAATCTTTAGCAAAAAAATTAACACCTCTTTTGATTAAAGACTTGTCTTTGTTTGTTCCAAACTGATTTAACACATCTACAACATAATGCGAAACCTCGTGAGGCAATGTATCTAGCCTTACTTTTCCGTCAGCAACATCAATAATATGACCACGTATTCTTCCTAAAATTCTATTTCCTTTATTGTTGCCAAATTTTTTCTTTAAATTTATTATTATTTTTTTATAAGCAGGAATTGATTCAAAATATTCTTTTTGTTTTACTTGTATCTCAATGCCTGTATCAATTTTATTTTGCAACTCAGGAGTAACTTTTTGGAACTTTTCTTTTACAGTTTTTCCTCTTTGACCCCAAATTTTATTCATAGCCTCAAAACCAGCTTCGACTATTGTTATTTTACTTACATCTTTTGTGTAAATTTTTTCAATAGCTGTCATGTCATGTCCAAGAATATAATTAAGTAAACGAGTATCTTTGTCGGTGAAGTTTTTTGTGGTAAAATAACCTTCTTGCTGAAGAACATCACGAACATCATCTATTTGGGCTTTGTCGTACAGTTTTTTTAATTTGTCATTAACTAGTTTTCTTATGGGATTTTTATTGCTATCTCCGAGCAAACTACTATTTTCTTCAATTTTGTATTTTTTTACAAAAGCATCAATTTCTTTTGCTGTTTCTAATTTTATAGGTATTTCTCTAGCTTGCTTACCTTTTCCTGTGGCTGGACGCATGTCAATAAAATTTTTAGCACCTTTAGATAAATCAATTCCTTCTTCTACTTTTCCATTTTTAATATGCTTTATGTCTTTAACTTTTATGCCAGAACCTTTAATATCTCTTGTAAAAAATTCTTGATTTCTAACCCCTGAATCATGAGCAATTTTAACAAAAATATTAGCTCTGTCTGCAATTTCTTTATTTGGTGCATCTTTTTCAAATTCAGCAGTCATTTTTTCTATATCTTTGCTAAATTTTTCAGGTTTAGGTAAGTTCTTTTGCCTTCTTTTTGACTGTGTATTATATGCTTTAAATGTGGCTTCAAGGCCCAAAGAAGGGTCGTCTATGTTTAACCCTCTTTTGCTTGACATCCATTTAAATATAGCTCTAATTGCAGATGCATCAGATGGATTAATTTCTTTTAAAGATTTTCCTTGAGATTCTTTGAAAAAATTAACAATGTCTTGTTCCGTTGCCTCCGTAACGTCCATTTTTTTCTTGTTAATCCATTTAAAAAAACTTTTAATCTTAGGCTTGTAAGCCTTTATGGTTGATTTTGTAGGCTCTCCCTTGCTAACGCTCTGCAAACTTCTTTCAACTACAGTTTCTATAAAAGGGTCTTTTTTACCTATGTCCGCACTAACTTCTTTAACGGTTTTTTTTATTAAATCTCCTGCGCTATCCTTAACATAATCTATTTCTAATTGTTTCTTGCTCGTTTCTTCAATTTTTTTATATTTTTTTTCTGGAATTTTTATTGTTCTTCCTTCAACATCTGTAAACTGTCCCAGCTTTTGCTCTACTATCTCACCAACCTCTTCTCCCATTTTTTTAATAGGAGCTTCTTGTATTTCTTTTTTCTTTAAAAATTCAGATTTTTCAGATTCATATATTCTTTCAATGATTACATCTCTTTGAGCCTTGTCAGCAAGCTTTCCTGTTGTATCAATTCCAAACTTGTTTGCCTCATTAGATATTTCAGAATCTGTCAAGGTCATTGATTTTTCTTTTGCTTCTTTTAAAGTTTTAAATCCAAAAGGAACATGAATATCTGACTCATCGCCTTTTGACTTAATGTAAGCATCAAATTTTGCGTCTATATCTGCATCAATTTTTTTGAATTGTTCTTTAGCTTGTCGTGCTCTTTTTTCAAGATTGCTTGCAAATGCAACATCTGACTCTGCACCACCTTTTTCTTTTAAGTAATTATCTATAACTCCATCAGCTTCCACTAAGCTGTTTTTTAAATCAGTTAATTGTTTGCGTGCAACATCCTTGTCTGTAAAAACGCCATCATCAAGATACTTAATAAATGTTTTTAATTTTAAATCAAGATTATCAAGCTCTGTTGACTTGTCCTTTAAAGTCGCATCAACGGATATAGCGTCTTTATCAAAAGAAGAATTAATCTCATCTTTATTCCTATCAGATATATTAGGGTCTTCATTAATATTTTTTCTAACGTTGCTTTTTATATCGTTAGTTTTGTTCTCTATGTCTTGTTTTTTTATGATTTCTTGTCTTGAGGCTTGCTTTATATCATTAATTACATCACTACCATATTTCATGACTTTTTGTTTACCTTTAAGAAAAGTTGTCATTCCTACGTCATGGTAAAAATCCCTCAATATAGCGTTAGCATCTACGTCTTCGCCACTTTTAATTGCATGATACATTCTCTCCGCTGTATTTATTCCTGTAAAAGTTACAGCTTCTCCTAATACCTGTCCTGGCATTCCGTAAAATCCATATGCTCTAAACTTCTCGAATCCTGTAAGAGCTTCTTTTTGCCCTTTTTGCAATAGTTTTGCCTGCAACCCGCCTAATCCTGTACCTACAGCTCCAGTAACACCTCCTAAAAATCCTCCATGAAGAACTCCATAAGTTACTCCTCCTAATACATTGTCCCCATTAAGTCCTGCTTGAACTCCCCCCATAGCTCCTTCATAAACAGCTAACGCAGGGGCCTGTCCTGCTGCTCCTACTAACATTTTTTGTCCTGATGATAGCGTAGACATAAGGGCGGATGTTTCTTCAGGGCTCCATTTAGAAATTGATTTTGGAAGTTTTTTTAATATTTGAGAATTTGCTTTGTTTGCCATGCCTTTAGCAAGGCCTTTGCTTAAAGCTTTACCTGCAAGTCCACCTGTAAACATACTAAATATATCAAGAGGCATAATAAACGATAAAAGGCTTGCACCAATATCTTCAAGTATGTTAAAATCTGTATCATCAACATCATAACGCTGCTTTCCTGTCATAAGTTGCTCAACATTTCCTGTTAAAGAACGATTATATGCAGCCTTGGCCCAATCGTAAGAATTTTCATCTATCCAATAGTCTGAGTATTGTTGAAGGGTGTTTATGTCTCCTTCTTGCTGGTACTGTTGTTCTGGGGCTGTTTGTGAGTATTTTCCATAACCAAGAGCTTTGTCTTGAGAATCCCAAGACGTTAAGTCGGTTATTTTGTTTTGAGTTCTTAAATTGTAATATAGAGCTTCATCTGAAAGTCTTTTATAATGCGAAGGACCTTCGTTTCTTGCTTTTTGTAAATAATCTATTGTTTGCTGAGTTTTTGGCATTTATTATTTAACTGAAGATTGATTTATAATTGCTCCCAATTTTTTTGATTTTTCGTCCGATTGAGATTTTAAAAAATCATTATAAAAAGATAAAGAAGAATTAAGAGCATCTGCCATTCCTTTAATTTTTCCAGGATTTCCTGCACCCCATATACCTGCTCCAAAATAATCACCTTCAATTTTTGAAAATTCTTCTGTGTATGGGTTTTTAAACCCACCTTGCATTTTTCTTCCACCTTCTCTTTCGGTTCCCCCCATCCATTTTTGCAAAAATTTAGCTTCTTGTTTAAGCAAATTAACGTATTCTGGGGTTTTAGTTTCTTTAGCATTTTCTAGTATTTTTTTATTTTCTAAAATTTTGTTATAATTAGCTTTATCTGCATTAAATATTTTTTCAATTTTATTTAATTCTTCAAAGCTTAATGGTGCATTTGAAATATATTGATAAGAATTTCTGTCATACCTGCCATCCTTCCCTTCTTCAACCTCTAATATTTGTCGTAATCCACGCATACTTTCTTCAACTACATATTCATGTGTAGCATCTTGAGATTTAGGAAACTTTTGTTTATAAAATTTTAAAAATTCTTTTGCATCCTCTAATTTAAGATTTTTTTCTTTTGCAAATGCTTCTAAGGCTTTGTTCCCAATAGCCAATCCTTCTCCAATTTTTATATTATCAATTAATTCTATATAATTATTTAAATCATCTGTTCTTCTTTTTATTATAGGTTCTACTGAATTTCTTGCCCCAGGTTTTAAATTTTCTATATTAGAACTATAGTCAGTGTAATTTTTTAAAATTTCTGTTGCATCGCTTTGAGTTTTAACCTCACCTACAAGGGGCGGTGGTACAGTAAGGGGCGGTGGTACAGTTTCTGGAATTCCAAGAAAATCATTTGACAAGTCGAACATGTCTGCATAATTTTTTCCTGTAATTTTTTCATATGTAGGCATTTTTTTTGTTAATTTTTCTTGCTCTTCTGCTAAATCAGTTTCAAGCATCCGTTTATATTGATTTGCAAGAGGACTTCCATCGCTAAGGTCAATTGTATAATCATCGTTGTCATCAAGCCCGATATATTCTGGCAAAGTTTCCCTCATTCCTCCAGTAGTGTTTAATAAATTTTTAACATTTTTATATGGAACTGTAAATCTCTCATCTTTTAAAGCTTGTTTAGTATCTCCAATAAGTTTTTTACTTTTTTCAAGCTCATTAAATAAAACTGTTGTAGCGTTGCCTTCTTGCCTAGCTTGTGTTTGCATTAAATCTTGAATAGGTTTTGCATTTCTTGATTTTACTGCATTTTTTATTGTGGTTATTTCAAGCTCACTCATTTGACCATCACCATAAAAATCTAAAGCTCCATCAACAATCATTTCTAAGTTTGCCATTTTTGATGTGTGAAACGCTGTCATTCGCCTTGAATCATATTGGCCCATTTTGTCTTTTGCTTCTGCCCATTTTTCTGAAATTTTTAAAAAATCTTTTTTCTTTGCTTCGGAATAATTTTTACTATAAGGAACACCAAAAGAATCTTTGGCACCAGACGCTATTAAAGCATCTTGTTCTTGAGGAGTTTTTAATTCCCAATTCTCATAAAGGTCTGTTGCCCAGTTTCCTGCATTGTTTGAAAGACTGTCAAGGGCACTCATATCGGTTTTAAACTGAAGATTTCGATTTTGCTGGTTTTTCATTTGATTATAAACAACATCATAAGTTTCAAATGCATTATTGCTCATATTGTTCATTTTTTTATTTTTATATGCTTCAACCGCTTTTATGTTTTCATCAAGAACAGAAGAGTTGTATTCTGACTCATAATTTCCTGCAAGAATTCCAATCATTTTAAGGTCATAATCATCTCTTTTATTTCTGTTTTGCTGAACAGATTGCGCAACTCCACTTCCAACTTGTAAAAGTTGCATAAGACTGTCAAGCCCGCTTGGGGACTTGAATCCTCCTTGACGTTTTAATCTTGGTCCGTTAGCCATTTATTGTTCCTTTAGCCTGTAGTTGTTTGGTCAGAAAGCAATTCTTGCCAGCCATAAATTGTGTCCATAACATCACTAGTAGCACCTGCTTTCATTTTTAAAATATCGGCTATAATATCTCCATATCCTGCGCTATACATTCTATCAGCTGCCGATAAACCTGCTCGCCTTCCACCGCTTCCTGCAAAGCCCCCTGTTTCTGCTCCTGCAATATTTTCCCCACGCTTCTCAACTAAGGAAACTCTTTCAGCTTCTTCATAAGGGCTATAGTATTGCGATTCTGTTTTTTCAAGCATCTCAGGTGTTAAGGCTTGAATTTCACCAGCTTTTATTGGCGCATCACCAAGCTCACCCATATCAGATAATACACTTGCAATACTTTCAGGGTCAAATATATTTATACCAAGCGGTTGACCTTCAAAATCTAAACCCTCTAAAACAACACTCCCCTCTTGCGCTGGGACGTAATATGTATTTTCATCGCTTGTATCGCTAACTGCCCAATTGTAAATCTTACCCTCAGGAGAGTCATAGTCCATTTGGAGCTGACCATCATCCAAGCTAAATGATGGATTTACTTGGTTAAGCAACCATTCTTCACTCATAGGCGAACCATGTTGGCCACCAATATTCCAGCCATGCTCCGAATCTCCACTCCAAACTCCTGGAAGAACACTCAAAGCATCTTTTCCTTGACTGCCAAAAATTCTAGCAAGGGTCGACATTATTTCGTCATTAACGCCTTTATATCCATATAAGTTGTCAAGCTGAAGCTGTATAGGCTGGTTCATCCCTATATCAAAATCAAAAGTATATGGGTCTGCTATTTGTTGTAAATATGGATTATGTCCTGGTGTATGCATTAATAACCTCCAAATGGGTTTCTAAATGGTGCAGCAGCCATCTGTGGAGCCTGAAATTCAGGCATCATTAAATCTTGCAATAATGGAGTTCCTCCATATCTCAATAAGCCTCGAATTGTTTGTCCAAAAGGACTATCTAAATTTATTTTTTCAAGAATTTTTGAAATATCAATTCCTTTCATCCCAGCCAATGAATTTAGTGCTTCTTCATCTAAACCACTCATAGATAATGAAGGTGGTCCTGTAGTATAATCAACTGCTGTTTGAACGTAGTTCGGGTCAAAATTTTGAACAATATCAGTTCCAGGAGAATAGCCCTCAGTAAAGCCATATAAAGAATCTTCTGCTGCTGGTTCACTTACAATCTGCCATACATTTCCATCAGCGTCTGCAATATCTGGTAATCCTTTTGATACAAAATTTTCTTCAATTAAATTATCTACAACCTCTTCTGAACTTAATATTTCTGTAGTTTCTCCTGGCGCAAACTCTAAATTTCCAAGAGCATATGAACTTAAACTTGAAGTAATAGCATCTGTTAAAATTGATGAGCTCAGTTGGTCTTCAATTTCTTCAATATCACTTCCAATACCTTCCCCTAACTTTCTTCCTTTATATTTTTCATCAATTTTTTCTAATTCTTTTGTGGGGTCATATCTGTTTTGTCGAACTTTTTCAGCAAGCGCAGCACTTCCTCCAGATAAAATAGCTGCAATTACGGGCGCTCCAGGAACAAATGTTGACAATAATCCTCCAAGCAGACTTCCGCCAAGACCAAATCCTTTTTTACCTTTTTTCATTTTATCTTGAGCTGCTTGATATGCTGCGTTAATTTCCTCAATCATTTCTTTGTTATGTTTATATTGCTCAAGGTTTGCTGAAGCTTCCCCTGCCGCTCTTTCGACTCGCCCTATAGGGTCTCCTGCTGTTATATTTGCCCAATCGTATATTGATGCCATATTTCCTTCTCCTATTCTAACCAGTAATTTAATACTAAATTTTTAATTATCATAATCGACCTAAGATGTTATGTCCCATTTTAAAACTACAGTTACATTTGTGTCAAATGGGGCTGATGGAGAAGTGACAGCAATCGCAAATATATCTCCTTTTGTAATTGAGTTTCCACCCACAGCCCAACTTGTTGCTGCTGTGTTAATGTCTACAGTAGTGTCGTCAGCTACATTTATAGCTGTTGAGTGAACGCCACTAACAGTATTTGGGACTTCTGTTCCATCACTTGATTTAGAAACAGTAAACACTAGGTTTCCGTTATGAGCTATTTCACTTCTAAATACAATTTTTTCTATATACCCATCATAAGGTGCAACCATACAAACATATTCATTTTGAGATGCCAGGCTAGTTCTTTCAATAACATATCCAGGCAAAGGAACCCAATTAGTAGTAGATGAGGTTGCATAGAAATTAGTAACTTGCATATCATATTGATACTTACCTATACCTATGACATCGGTGCCAGCATCATCTGTAAAACATAATTCATTAGGCGTAGTGTCGTGAACCCATATTTGCCCATAACCAGCACTATCAGCTGCAGCATCAGCAGATTCTTTAATATACACTCCTCCTGAATATGGCTCTAATATTATACTGCCATCTGCATCTAAAGTTAAATTACCACCTTCAGCACCATCATCAATAGTGCTTATAGTAGTTGCCGCATTTGAACCTACATTAATATTAAAATAATCAGCTGTGTCAGTCTGATTGTAAATCCTAAGTCTGTTTGAACTAAAAGTAGCCATATTAGTTCCTGAGTTCCTGAAATTTACTATACCATCTTCAGAGTCAATTTTTATAGTTCCATCAGCATCTAATGTTAAGTCTGCAGCATTGCCAGCAAGGTCCTGAGTAGATATAGTTGAAGCTCCATCAGCTTCTACTTTAATGGCTAAGTAATCATCTGTTGAAGCTCCACCATTTTCATATAAATAAAAATAAGAAGCAGAATGATGAACTTGAAATGCACTAAATGTTGTGCCAGCGTTTTTAAATGCTATGTTGTCACTTACACCTGACAATACAGCATCAAGATGAATATCTCCATCAGCATCTAAGACTAAATGGCCTTCATCAGAGCTACTATCTACAGTGGCCAGTGTAGCTACGCCAGAACCAGCGAGAGTAATGCTAAAAGAATCACCAACACTCAATGAGTTCATTGTCATTACAGGATTTAACCCACCTTCAAATGTATAATTAGTTACTGTGTTATCTTTGAAAGTTACAGTTGCTCCATCAGCATTTAACTCAATATCTCCTGATGCGTCAAGCACAAAGTCACCCGTAACTGAATATGTTGATGGTAATCTAAATTGTTTTATGGTGTCAACTTTAGATTTGATTTCATTAACTTTTTCTTCCAATGAATCAAATGATTCTCCAACTTTAATTCCATGCCATTTATGATTTGCTTTAATGTATAGTTTTAAGCCCTCTGAAGTGCGTCTAAAGGCTATATCTCCTTCATTTCCTCTTGCATCTAAGGGTTTGCCTTTACCTATTGTAGGAATAGATGATTTTCTTGCCTCAAGATTTCTTGTTGTAGAGCTACTTCTTATTGGCATTACTTAACTCTTTTGGCTCTGTATATAATTGTAATATCGTTTATTTCAAAATCTGTAGCCATTGCGCCTAATATATATTTAGACCCACTTGCTGCTGCGTTATCATATCCTTTATCTGTCATAGTAGCAACAGTTGCAGTTCTGTTAACAGCATAATCAGTTATTTTAGATGTATTATATCGTGCGTTTCCACCGTAAATATTTATATTATAATCATTGTAAATGTCTGCATCTGTACTTGTTCCAGCAAGCTGAATTGTTGTGCTACTTCCTGCGGCTGCAGTTCCTGTTGCTATTTGTATATGTTCTAAAAATAATTGTATACTTTTAACATTATTAATTGATGAAGAGGGCTTTAATTCTGCAACTGCCCACGCTCCATCTGTATTTTTAAAACCTGTGTGCGTGCCATTAGTAGAAAAAGTTTCTGCATCATAGTTGGTGTTTGCTGCAAATGTTCCTGAAAAGCTTGCACTTCCGTCAGTAGCATATGTCATCTTGACACCTGAGTGTCCTGTGCACTTGTAAGTCACATAAACTTTGTATATTTTTTTATTTATCGCAGGGCTCGCAAGGTCAATATCTTTGCTTTTCCAAACTCCAAACGTAGTGACAACAGGTTGTCCTTCAGAGGCATTATTGCTCCATTGATAAAAATTTAATTCAGTAGGAGTTGCGTTATCTACAAAACCTATTATTAAGTTGCCATCAGCGTCTGTAATCATGTTTGTGTAATGATTGGCTCCTGACTCTCCATGTGGAAACAAATCCCCTAAATAATGTTTTTGATATGATTTAAGCTCTAGGTCGTACATATACCAAACAGTTCCAAGGCCATTGCTTATGCTTGGGGTATATATTACTCTATTAGTATATTTATCAAATCCAATAATTCCAATATTGGCCTCATGGTCAGGATATTGATTGCCTTCAATGTTGCGTGTTAAGTTTTGAATTGATTGACCATCAAAAAACCATAAACCTGATGGATTAAACCAGGCAATTCCTAAATTTGTTTTTACAACTTGAGATGGTTTTGCAACACCTGCATTTGGGTATTCTGCTTCTAATACTTCAGAGCCCCCTGAAACATTAATTACATAAACTTTATCTTTTTTATATTGCAATAATCTGTCACCAAATGATTTAAGTGCTGTTATTCTATCTCCATCTCCAACCGCAACATCAATAAAGTTTGTTTCAGGAAATGTATCAAACTTGTTTACAGGGCTTCTTAACATTCTATCAGGGTAAGTTCTGCCCCCCTGCTTAATATTGCCTATATACACCCTTCTTCCCACAACTTCAGCCACTTTATATTGTGCATCAATGATTGTTTGTTCTGTAAATAAATTTTCTGATAAGTATGTATCAATAGGTTTTATTGTTAATTCTGTTCCTACTGATATGGTGCAAACCTTTCCATCATCTGCCCAAGTTCCAGGTTGTTCAAGTATGAGCTCTGAATCTCCTGCTGCAAATAATATATATGTTCCCTTATTAAAATTAACTTCTGAAAATAATCGCCATTCTTTTGATTCATTTTCTTCAGTTACGTCTTTCATATATATTTTAAAACCATTAATTCTTGCATTCCAAGAAAAATTACCAGAGCCATCTCCATAATTATATAAAGTTTTAATTATGCAACTAGGAACTCCTGCAAAATTAGTCCAATCAACCGTTGCTGTAGAGCTTAATTCTGAAATTATATATATTTGAGTATCTGCAGCTATATCAGTATCTACCGTAGTTCCATTAACACCTCTTGTTGCTTCTAAGGTGTTTTCATCTGTAATACTAAGAACTTTCATCTGCTCATTAGAAAGCATTATAATATCGCCTACAGAAATATTTGTTGTATCGTCAACTTCAATAGTTTCATCACTATCGCTTATATCTACTCTTAATGTATTAGTAGTATTGTCATTTCTTTTTGATGCATATACAGTATGTCCATTTGTCAACAATGATTCTTGAACTTCTTGAGCTGGGCCATCATACGTAAATGACATTGCAAAATTCCATTTTCTTTTTAAATCAGGATTTATTGCACCTGATTCAGATGGTCGTGCTATACCTATTAATTGTTGAACTTGTCCATTAGTTGTTCCAGATGCATGACTTCCATGTAAATTACTTATAATATATAAATCATTATTATCTATCGCTCTTGCTTCATATATACCGTTAAAGCCATTTATCCCTGTTTCTCCTGTTATATGTATTGGGTAGATAGTGCCTGCAGATGATGGTAGTTCTGTTGCACCAACATTTACACCTAAAGCATTGTCAATTTCTCCTGACTCACTATGGTCATACCAATCTGCAATTGCAGTTACATAAGCACTTCCAGAGTAGTCGAGAGCTGTATTTGCAATAGATGAGCTAACTTCCACTGTAAAAGATGTTGTGTCTACTCCAATTATTGTGTATGTATTTTCAAAAACAGACGAAATGCCTTGCATATTTGTTAAAGTTATTTCTTCTCCTTCAGTTAATTTATTTCCTCCTGATGCGTTATTGCCATACCCACTTGTTGTAAATTTTACATGTGTAAGGTCTACGTTTTCTACTTTTGTAATACCAACATCAGCTTGACCTTCTTCAAACTCAAGAATAACTTTTTCAGATTCTGATGGGTAATTTAAGGTTGAGGCTTCAGCTATATCATATATTCTTAATGATTGACTCCCAACACTTGAAGCCAATGATGCTCCTGTTCCTGAAGAAAATCTTGTATTGTTTGGTGGTTGTGGAGTTTGAATATCTTCAACCCATGTATTGACTGAATTAGATGTTGCACATTCAAATAATCTATCTTGCTTTATATGCCCAAAATATTTAGGTACATTAACAAAATAAATATCTTGGCCTGTTAAGTGAGATGTAATTTTTGTATTTGCAAAACCTCTTATAACTGTTATTTCATCAACAGCCCCTGAATCTCCTCCAGCTGTTACATACATAATTTCTTGATTAATTTGTATTATAGCTCCTGCCAATATAGCGGCAGAATTGGCTATTCCTATTTTTACATCATTTTTAGTTGCAGCTAAATCTGTATTAATTCCAACATCAGTAGTCAAGAAATTTGAATCACATACTCTTAAAGCTCCATCAACATTATAATATTCAGGCTTAACTGCCCCAGTTCTTGAGCCTAGTTTAAACTTATCGTTTTGCCATTCATCAGATGTTTGATTTGCATCATATATGTCAATGCCAACATCATTATTAATTACAACAAAGTCAGTATCAACTTCTGTAGGCGTTGACTCCATACTGTAATCATGAGAGAATGAAAACAAACCATAGCCTTTTTCAAATCCTCCCGATGCTGTTGTTATATCTGCTATAGTAGCTCCGTTAATATCAGTCTTACCATATAAGTTTTTAGCATCCCCTTCTTTTGTAAGCCTTCCAGGGTTCCTTACTGACAAATTGCTAAAAACATTTTGATTATCACCAATATCCCTAGGGTCAAACTTAGTATTTGAACCACCATGAAATTCTAATATCTTGTACTCCTGTTTGGCCATTTATAATAATTTATCTTTACAAACTGCCCATACTTTATCGTCTAATTTATTTTTAGAAGATGATACTAAATAGTCTCCAACTTTAACAAAGACTGACTTAAGAACATTTTCACTGAATAAATTCTTTACTATTATTGCAACGACTTTCTTCATTTGTTTCTCCTTGATTTTTTATTAACACACTTACCACATTCAACTTTTTTTTCTAATTCTTCATATCTTCTGCCTAGCTGAAACAACCTTATTTCAAGGTCAGATATGCGATTATCAGCATCATTAGGTTCTTCAACGTACTTCATTATTTTATATAAATTAAATTGCTTTGCAAGCAAACTTATTATTTTATTTATTACCATTTTTTGCAACATATTAACAATTCCATTTTTTTAATGATAAAGACAATCTATCTTTACCTGTGTTGTTACTAGGCTTCTGCCTTTTTCTCATGCCCTTCATTCTAGCACAAAAAGATTTTTTTCTTGAACCACCTTTAGGTTGAGGAGCTTTTAAATCTGAACCAGGGTTGTCTTTTTCATAAGATTTTCTTCCCTTTTCATTTAACCCTCCACTTGGATTCTTGCCTTCTTTACGTTGCCATGCAGGAGATTTAACTTTGCCGCCATCTTTAAACTGTATAGTCTCAGTATCTTTATGGAAACAATCCATAGATATATTTTGAGAACGTGCGCTTGCGTCTGTTTTTTTCATGTTATTTTTCCTCCCATTTACTTAAATCTAACATTTGTAGTGGCCTTTCAATTACATGGTCTTTAAGCTTGTCGTTTTGTATCTGTATCTTAGTTCCACCTTTAACAAATGGTTTTCCATCTGCTGTGCCTATATCATAAGCAAAAAATGTACATTTCCAAAAACCACACCTTACTACTCTAGCAGGCCTTCCATCTAAAATTACCACATCGTCAGTATTCAAATCCTTACCTGCAAAAATTTTTATCGATTCAACAACCGATTCTATCGTTGACTTAAATAATAAAAGAGCAACTCCAGATACAAATAACCATACCCAGTTTCCTAAGAATCCTTCTGCTTGTTTCTGTAATTCCTCTTCGTTCATATTTATTTTCCATCAATCAATTCACCCCATAATGAGGTCCTTCCATCTATTATCTGTATCACATGTACAGTAAATTGTCCTTTTGAGAAAAAATCCACAATTGCAAATGCATGCGACCAATTAATAGGTCTTCCACCAAGCCACGTATTTTGCTCATCTCTCATATCTTTTAGGCATCCAATGCTCCAAGCTGACTTCTGACCATCCATATGAGTCACTGAACTCTGCTGTATGTCGTGATGATGACCATACATTACATTGGTTCCAAGACGTATTAGATGATTTCTTGTATGTTGAACTCCCGCAAAGTGATGGCCATGGTAAAAGTGTAGTTTGCCAATCTTGAGATACTTTCCTGCTTGGTAATAATTGTATCCTCTTTCTTTTAATTTTACGCATTCTTCAAACCTATATTTAGTTAAGTAAGGGTTTTCATCTACAAATCGATTCATCCAATCGTCATGATTACCCTCAATCATGTATTTTTCTTTGCAGTTAGCCTTATCCAAAGACTCATCAATTAAATCCATGCCCTTATTTACGTCTTTAACGTCTTTTTCTATAAAAGGTAACTGATACTCTAGGGGTGGCCTTTTTTTCTTCTTCCATTGCCAATGAGAGCAACCATGCCACTCACCTACATCACCCAAGTCTACATAGACATCAGGCTTTACTATTTCTATTGCTTTCTTCACTACGTTTATTGCTTTCTTATCGTGTAGTGGAAAATGTTTATCTGGCGTTACGAATACACGTTTTACAACGCCTTTATCTTTATTCATAAAATCCTATTTTTTTAATTCATTGTGTATTTTAATAAACAAATACACAAGCGAAGCTATTCCAACAGCTATTCTAATTACTACAGGCAACCATTCAATCCATGTAATTCCCATTCCTGTCAGCCCAACTCCCATAGTTTTTAAAATATCCATTATTTTTTCTTTTTTTCTTCTGGCTTATTCATATCTTGCAATAATTCAACTTTACCAAGTATTTTAAGCATTTCTTGATTAATTGCCCCAAGCTCTTTTTCCATTTGAGACTTTTTTGTATTTAATACATTATAAGATTTAACCTCATCTTTTAATCTATCGTCTATTTTTTCTGCCATTTTTTCTCCTTATTATACTGGGTCTAATGCAATCCAGTAGGCTGTTCCGTTTATCCAGATTGGAAATCTGTGTGTAAATGTACTTGAAGGGTCTGATGCCATTGCTGTCGCATCAACATTTTCCTCACAAAATAATGCTAATGTAGCTGAGGTGTCTGTCCCAGTTCCAGCAGAATCTTTTGACCCAATATATATTTGATTGTCAGTATGTGCGCTTGGCTCAGTTCCATTTAATATAGTTAGATAATTAACAGCACTACTATCAAATGTTCTTGTTCCAATGCCAACTCTTCCATCTCTATTACATACCAATATGCTTTCAGTGTCATAAGACTCTCCATCGTCAACAAGAGACTGTACGACAAAATTTTCATGATAGTTTGCAATTGCCATAAGCTTATCGTTAGTGCCTTCACCAGTATCTTCAAAATAAATTCTTGGAATCCCATCGTCAGTAATAACGATTTCTGCTTCATTTCCCATGTTCATAGAAGATGTGCTCCCATCACTAACATGAATTGAGTGAACAGAAGAAGAAGTTCCGCTTGTAACTCCTCCCGCAACAATTAAATCTCCTGCAATAGTCAAACTTCCATCAGCCACAGTTAATAAGTCTGTATCATCTGTGTGCCCTATAGTGGTACCATTAACAATAACATTGTCAACAGTTAGTGCGGTTCCTGTTAGTGCTCCAGAAACATCAAGTGCTCCATTTAAATCTACATTTCCATCAATATTTAATTCAGTTGCAACATTCACATCTACTGTTGGGGCTGTTATATCTAAAGTTGTTCCTGCATTTATTTCTAAATGTCCATCTGATGTTGCTATAATATTTTCCCCACCAGCAGCATCATGGAAAGATAATTTACTATCTCCTGTCAAGACTAATTCATCAGCACTCTCGTCCCATAACATATATTGACCAGATGTTGCTCCAAAGAACTTTACATCATAGCCTGTATCATCAACACCAACACTTATATTTCTGCTTGAATCAATAGTTATTGCATCTACTATAGTATTGCCTCTTTCTGGACTTCCTGTGCCAACTGTTCTATTTCCAATCTTTAAATTTCCTGAAGCATCTGCTTGTATCTGCCACACATCTCCTGCATCGTCTGCATTGTCTGCCCCTAAAAATAAAATAGCTTCTTGGCCCTCAATTCCTAATATTGATGTAAAGCCACCATTTGATGTGTCTGATGTTACTGTGAATAAATTTTCAGAGCTTGTATTTGCAACAGATAAAGCCTGGTCATTAGCCAAACTAATAGTTTTACTTCCTGTTGATGTAGCTCCTGATAATACTTCGTCAACCCAATTTGTTGCCATTTACTGCTCCTATATTTTTGGCACAGATAGAAACCTTACTCCAGATTTTCTATGTGGCCACCTTTTAATTCCTCTTTGATACATTTGCATATGATACTGAGCATTCTGAAGATTTCCTATATTTTCATACATTCTGCATTTTATATAGTCTAAAACATATTTATGAAGACCTGAATCAACTCCTAAGTCTGATTTTAAGTCTTCTGTTACTGCTGATGCTGTTTCGTACTTAGAATGATATGTAATTCTTATTCCGTTACTTACAGAGCTTCCTTGATAGGAGTCGTATCTTTCTCTTGTTTTTTCTCCTGAAGAAGATGATGTTTGTTCGCACAAAATTGCCAACCTGTCATCATCATTATACCATGAAAAATATGAATTTGGATATGTTCTTTTATCTGTTGCCATTAAGTTAAAGACTCCGCTGTTTCGTCTGTATCACCTCTTAATAGTTTATGAGGGTCTGCTAGCTTTGGTATCATAACATATCTGTCATTTGAATCTTTTATCTCAACTCTAACAATATCTATCATTTTATTATCTAATTCGTACCATCTTTGATGTGTAACTAAATCTGTTTTAGATGTTCTTGTGTAATGCTGAACCTCTCCGCTAATTTCGGTTAAAGCATCATTAAGCAATTGTAACATTAATTTTTCTGATTGTTGCCCAAAAAGTTGTTCTATTTGTTCTATTATATTTTTAACTGTCATTATCCAGCTCCTTGTTGAGGTTGAGCTTGCACAAGCCCTAGTGCCTGAATACCTTGAGCATAATCTTGTTTTAAATTTTGTATTATAGGTAAATATAATTCAGGGTCCTCTTCATCTACAGATAAATGCTCTAGGTTTTTTATTGCAGCGTACATAACAACAAGATATTCAGCTTCGTTTGGAAAATTATCTATAGCACTTACTCCATCCGCATTTATTGACGGGTCTGCAATTAAATAATATATGCCAGATGATGATGCTGGAAGAATATTTAGCTTACCACCTTCGACATAATATACGGGGTCAGTTGCAGTTGCAAAATGCATACTACTTGAGTCAGCTGCTTTATATTTATCTTTAGGGTCTATTTCTCTACATTTTACAGTTCCAGCATAAACACTTCCAATATGTTTTGAAGCTATAGTTTCTGCTTCGGAACCTGCAGCGGCAGAAGTAAATGTGTTTTTAGTATAACACATATTTTTTAGTTCTTGAGGAAACATGTTGACAAGCTCTCTTACTCCATCTTCACACCATTGGTCTAATTCTGTTTCAGTTATATTAGTTCCAGCTAATGCTTGTATTTGTGCGCTTAATGTTGCCATTATCTAGCATTCCTATCAGCAATATCTTGGTCAATTGTTGTTTGACTAAATTCAACTTTTGTTTGAGAGCTCCACGTTGTTCTCATGTTAACATGGTCTTTTGTATTATTACGTTTTGATGGTGCTTGATTGGCTTCAACAACCTTTCCTGTGTTGTCATCGTATATAAATATTTTTCTTAGCATCACTTCTTCTTTTTTTGGTCTTTAGTTTCTGTAGTATAAACTTTTCCACGCCATTTAAATTTGTCATATCTTTTTTCTGCAAGTGAAAATGCTGTTCCAAAATCTTGTTTATCTAAATATTTTTGATAACCTGGGTTATGTCCACTATATTTTAAATCTTTATTAGCAATTTTTTTAACTCGCCCACCCGCATCATATGTTGGATAATTATCTTTTTTTACCATTATTTACCTTTTTTCTTAACTTTTCCACCATGCATCATTTTAGCAATTCTACTAGCCATTGCTATTTTTTGAGCTGGACTCATAACCATTCCGCCACCTGCATATTTAGGCATTACTTTCCCACCATGTTTATACATTGGCATCATTGGCTTAACCATTCCACCGTGTCCATACATTGGCATCATAGGTTTAACCATTCCACCATGTCCATACTGAGGTATCATTCCTCCACTTTCCATTTCTACAGACTCGCCTGTTCTTTTTGCGTGAGCCATAGCATCCTTAATTCCTTTTTCAGAATATGGATAATTTACTGCTTTGTTTCCTTTTCCTACTTTTGGCATTATTTCTTCCCCCTTTTACGTGCATCTTGCACTGGTAATTTACCATATTCGTTGATATATTCCAAAACAGCCTCCGTCTTAGGATTGACTGACTTTTCTTTAATTACATACTCTCCGCCTTCCACATTAATATCAATGCCTCCATTGTTATGTGATGGTCCGTACATTTTTCCACCATCTTCCATTTTCATTGACTCAGCATGCTTTAATACTCTTTCAGATTGACCTTTGTGCATCTTTGATGCTTTAACTAATTCTTTTGCTATTTGTTTTAAATCAGCAACAGAACCCTTAACAGGTCCACCTTTTTTATACTTTTTAATGTCAAGTGTCTTAGGATATCCTTCTTCACCAGGCCTAGCAGGTTTTTCCCCACGCTTACGTTTAGCGTGTATATTCGCCCATAATCCTTTTTTCTTAGCCATTATGAGGTTGGTATATTATAGTTCATAGCCACAACCATTGTAAGTATTTTGTCTCCACGTAAAGAACAATGACTAACAGAAACAACAATATTATTTGCATCGTCTAATGCTGCAATATAATCTTGAACATCTCTTGCTATAGTACCTGTACTTCCGTCTTGAGCTCCTTCATTTGCATCGTGAATAAAAGTTTTTACTTTGGTATTTGAATCACCATATGCTGCCATATTTTCTCCTGTTAAATGTTATAAAATTCTTAGTAGATTGGGGGTAAGCCCTTTATACGACTTACCCCATAGTTCTACAAAACTATTAAACCTTATTGCTTTGGTTTACGAAACGTATGAATCGTCAAGCTCTATATACTCTACGATAAATCGCAAGACACCTGTGTCTGCAGTAAAATTACCACCACTTGAAGTTGCAGTAAAATGTACGTCAGTATCTGCTGCTCTGTATGCAGCAGCTAAAGGCCCCATTATAGCAGTTCCACCCAAACCTGCTGTCAAAACATCATCTGTTGATGTTCCGATTCCAGCGGCTACAGATGTAGAGCTTGCTTCTAATGAATCAGCATCAAGAGTTCCAGTAAACTGAGTTCCTGCTGCTGCTGTACCTGCGCTAACTCCTACATTACCACTTGCTTGAGCAAGAGCTTCTTCAACAATACAAGTTAACCTTGTAATAATTGAACCTGCTGGTACCGATATAGCACCTGAAGCAATTGTAGCAGCTGCGTCACCATGGCGAACAGATTTAGATTTAATTTTTACTAAATTTTCACCTGATGCCAATGCATACGCATTACTATTTGCATTTAATATATCACTTCTCATTCTACACACCCTCCAAGTTAATCAACGCATGTGTTTCAGGAAGAGTTACTTCAAGACCTGCTTCTGTAAGAATCATATCTTTTCGTAAATCTTCATCTGCTTGTTGCACATTTGTTGTGATTGAAGTGTCTCTGTTGACACCATTACCAACTAGAGGCCTATATGATACATGGTCTAAATCAACCATTTGCATAAATCCTGCTGCAAAACCTCTAAATAAAGGTTCTTTAACAAGAGATACGTCACCATGAATAGTATCTATTTTAGTAATTAAATGCCCAAAAGCACCTTTGCTTGCATTATGATTGTAAGCAGCTCCAGTTGAATTAAGTAAAGAGCCATCTATAAAACCACCATCACCAACTTTATTAAAGTGTGATATTACAGGCAACGAAGCTAATGCTAATTTAGAAGAACCTCCACCCCTTGCAGGGTCAAAAATTACTTCAAAATCAGAAAGCATATCATCATATGACCATTCTGCAGCTGTATTAGACTTGTAATATGGAACACCTTCATTATATGATAATTGTGAACCATCATTAGTAATGTTTCCGTAGCCTTCTGCAATTGTCATGCCAACAATACCATCAGAGTACTGTATGCCACCTGCAGAACCTTTTTGACCAAAAAGCATTGCTCTTTCAATGTCCACTTTATGTTCTCTTAATTTAAGATTCCATATTCGTGACCATTCATCAGCATATCCACGATACACTGTAGCTCTTGCTGTATTAGACATTTCACAAGCTGTTTTAAAGATTTGAGTAAACCCATAATCGTTATCAAGCTTTTGAGACCATACATCAGGAGCACCTGAACCTTCTTGGAAAGATGTACCTATTACAGTACATTTTGAGTCATCTGCTAATGCAAGAGTGCTTGTAGTTGCTACATGTGAAATAACTGTACATGTAACTGAAGTCTGTGTAGCACTTGACGAATTGTCAACGCTATTTATTCTTACATTTGCTGTTGTTGGAACGCTATTACCATCGACATCGCCAATAGCAACAACCATTCCAGGAATTAACCAATCAACACCATCTCCTCCAGCTGTATCAAAAACCATAGTATCGTCACTTCCTTCGGCAACTAATGTTATACCACCTTTAAGTAAGAAACTTCTATCTGTCATTGATACTTTTGTTCTGTCTTCTAAAAAACGGAACTGAGAGTCTGATGTTGGTACTTTTGCAACTTTTGACAAGTAAACAAAAAATGGAGATTCTTCTGGTGACAGTTCTGCGACCCTATCGCTAAAGTCAAATAATCTTCGTGTGTGAAAATCAGTATTACTTACACCAGGAGTTCCAAATTTTACTTGTCCACTATTATAAGTAGCCATTATTATTCTCCTTAGTTATTTTATTTTAATACGTTAGTTCGGCTGCCAGCACTTACAATATTATCCCACATTTCATCCTGTCCGCTTTTAACTTGAGGTTGTTGACCTTGCAATATGCCACCAGGTGTTGGGGCTTGTTGCGTTTGTCGAACATTGTCAAGTGGGTTATCTGCTGTAACTGTGCCTTGGCCTTCGTTCATAACAGCTTTCCACATTTTAACAGCACCTTCCACGCCATACTCTCCAGGATTTTTTGATGCAAAATTCATAAAAGAATCAACTTCAGCAGGAGTTAATCCTTGCTGTAAAAGGTTGCCCTTTAATTGTTGAACTCCTTGTTGTTTCATTACACCTGCCATCCTTTGATTTACTGCCTGTCCAATACTATCCTGTAGCTCTTGCTGTCTGAACTTATACGATTTAGATTTAGGGTCATTATAGGCTTCCCATGGGTCAAATTCATCTTTTTCTAATTCAATGCGTTGCGGGCCAACGGGTTGTCCATTATTTCCACCTTGAACCATGCTTGCAACTGTGTTTGCAATATCTGGTCTTCCTTGGAGTAACTTCCCAATCGCTTCGTATTTTTTTAGATTCTGATTTTCATTAGCGAGTTTATCCTTTTCAGATTGGAAATACTTGACCTGTTCTTCCAAATTCTGTCCAGAACTCTCTGCTACTGTTTGTCCTTCATCTTGCCCTACATTATCAACGGGTTGACCTCCCTCTGGAAGATTCTCGTTTTCATATGCGTCTGTCATCTTACTTCTCCTTTTGCGATTTCTCTTGTCGTAATTGAGCTTGACTACCTAAACGTAATTTCTCTGACTCAAGTTTGACCGCATCTTTTAGTCTACCAACGGAGAGCCTATCTTCAGCTTTTCTAGTTGAAGAATCTTTGCTTAGCTCTGCCTTGAATTTTTCTACCTCAGTACGCTTACGTGCTTGTATAGATTCTCTATGTGCAGTTTGTAAGTCGCCTGACACTTTCTTAATTTGGTTTTGTGCTTGTCCTAATGCTTGTTGTAACTGCTGTATTTGGTCTGTTCTTGACAATACACCCTCCTTATCAAATATGTCTGTTTTCTTAAGTGCTTCCACTTTATCAATAAGTCCAGATTGATAAGCTTGCATATATATTTCCCATTCACCCCATTTATTTGAAGGCATTGTAGAATTGCCAATTACACGTATATCAAATTGGCCTACTGATACTTCATTTTCAATTTCCATTAATTGTTTTGATTTATCATCATATAATCTTTTATTAACTGTATATTCATTTATGTCATTATTAGGTTGCGCAATTTTAAATGTTTTTTGAAAATTGTAATGAGATTTAGATAAATTATAAACTACTCTACCAATTCTTTTTAAAGACCCTTCAACATCTCTTAGTTTAGACTTAGAGCGTCTTTGTCCAAAATCTTCCATCATCATAGTTGCAGAAGACGTTCTTGGAGCAGCCTCAGCATTTCCTTGCATCATTTCAAATATTCCCATATTTAAATCAATATATTTTTCAATCATTGCAGGTAATTGCATAATTGAAGAAGATAACGGTTGTGGTGCTGGAAAATGCGGTTCCCCAAAAGAAGCATCATATTCGAGGGTGGCATTCGGATTTGCCCAATCTCTTTCGAGTTCTTCAATATCTTGAACACTTCCTTGAGGTATAAGAAGTTTAAGTCCAGAACTAGCCTGAGCGTGTGAAGTAATTAATGATACAACCTTATTGAGGAACCTTTGAAAATCTTTATTTTTTCTAACATCACTCATTGGATATGGTGTGTTAGTCCATATATTAGGAACTGGGACAACAGGATATATATCTGTATCTAAAACAGAATCATATAAAACAACCTGTCCAACCGAACCCGTTTGTCTTATTCTTGTTTGTTGAACTTCAACAAAATCAATCAAACCTTTATCAATTGCATTTAAAAATTGTTTATCTTGCTGTAAAGCTTGAAATTGTTCTTGAGGTATAATTTTTTCTTGATTGTTTCTTCTGTCTAACAATCTATAATATGGAACTTTTACTTTAGAATAATATTCAATTAATCGATATTTTTCACCCGAATTTTGATAATCATAATCTTTAACTACATCAGGAGTAAATGAGTCCATTGTTCTTTTATTTGAATTATCTGGATAATCTTCTTCAGAAACAGTATCTATTTGGTCAATTACCATTTTTTCACTGTCTTCTTCAATAGGCTGCGCAAGTTGAGGATATGCATCAATTAATTGCAATTTGCTCATTATATGCGATACCATTATACCTGAAGCATCTCCAAAATATCTTTCTCTTGAATTTGGGTCTACATAAACTTTAAAAGGATTAAGGTGTTTAAATTTAACTTCACCTCTACCGTAATCAGCTTCTTTATCTATATAAGCATAAAAATAGCCCATGCCTGTAACTGTGTAATCGTGGACCGCTTGTTTAAATTGTTCGTTTCCATCAGATATATCCCAAACATACTCTAATATTACTTTCCAAACATTTGCAAGTTTGTTATCAGAGTCTTCTCTTCCAACTGCTGAAAACTTAGGGGGCTTTGATGTTATAATTGCTTTAAACTGTTCAATAGCAGAATAAAGCCTATCCATTGGAACAGCTGATTGATTTCGAGATGCAAGTTCATCCATTTCCTCTGCAGTAAAATGATTACCTAAATAAAAATCAATATCTTCTCTAGCAGCAACATCCCAATCTTCCCTGGCATTAGACCAGCGGTCAAAAGTCTCTCTTATTTCTTTTGCTCTAAAATCTTCTTTAATCACAGTAGATAATATACTAATAAATGGTTATAACTAACAAATCGACTCAAATTCTTTTACCTGTCATCCAATCATACATCTTTCTTGGCTTATACCAAGTTCCGTCTTTTTTCTTTTCTTTCTTTAAACTTGAAGCTTTAGGATTTCCTTTTGCCCATTGCGTTGCAAGATAAAAAGCATCAATAACATCATCATGCGAACCTTTAGGAAAATCAATTAATTCATCAATAAATTCATGATGTTGTTTTTTAAGATGAACTGCGCCTGCTTTAAACATAGGCTGCAGTCCTTCAAACAGTCTGTCTTTCTTTTTAGAGTTATAGTTCTTGATTCCTTTTTCAATTCCTGGTAAAAACAATCCTTCACTCTTGCTTCGTTTCATTATATAATCTCTTAACATTTCTTGATATGCAATAGTTTCAATGTTTATTCGTCTAATTGGCGAGTATTGTTTAGCGATTTTAAATATCTCATCGGCACATTCCATTGGTAAGACTCTTTTACGCCAGTAGTCAATAACATAATAATCATATTCGGCAGTAACGCCAAGAACCATAATGACAGAATAATCACTCCTAGAAGTAATTGTCGAAGCGGGGTCAACACCAATATATATATTAATGTATTCTTTATCCCCATTAGCAAATTGTATGTACCACGAGTCAGCCGCTTCATCAAACCTTGCGTTGCCTTGATAAATTCCATCGTTTATATCCTCCTCACTAAATATTTGGTCTTCAGGAGATTTTGCTTGATTCATATACTCTTGATAGAATTTTGCAGGTGTACCCGAATCTATGTAGAATTGTTTACGTTCTTCTAATTTTTTAATAGGCCATCTTGAAGGCCATATAGGTTTACCATCTTCTAATGCTTTTCGTGTAAATACGTCCCAAGCGTATTCTTCTCCTGTTTTGTCTGCTTCTTGACTTCCCTTAACTAAACCATTAAGAAAACTATCATAATGTACGATTGTGCCATTACACCAAAGAAATCCATCTTTATCAAAATCAATCGCAGGATATACTGCTGCAGTAACCCATTCTTTAATTTGTCTTCTAGAGTCAGGCGTTTTGGTGTTTAACTCTGATTCAAAGTCATCAAGTATAATTCCTGTATAACGAGTAGATAATTGTTTTTTACCACGCAATCTTTGAGACGTACCTTTACCAATCATTCTGCATCCATTACTTAATGTAAATTCATCTTTAGTCCACTTATCTCCTTGTAAATCTCCAAAGTAGTAATGAATAGCAGGGTTAGAATATATATGATTTGAAATCCAGTTTAAGTTATCTCGTGCCTGGTCTTGTGCCTCACCAATCCATGCAATAAACTCTGGTCTATCTTTAGTTGCAAATAAAAACCTATGTAATACAGCAGTAGCTGCCAAAGTAGATTTTGCGTGGTCCCTAGGTAAAACAAGTGCCAATTGTTGTTTTGACTTATCAATAAGTAGTTTTCCTACATCAATATGAAAATCTGGGGTTGCGCTTGCTAAAAAGTCTTGTGGTGAAAATAGTTTGCCAAATGTAATTAAATTTGAGTGTGCAAGTTGTAGTGTTTCTTCATTCTTTGAAACATTTCCATTAAGGTTTAAATTTGCCATTTATTTAAAATATAATTCTTAATATCTCCATTTAGAGTCTTCTTTGAGCATATTTAATACTTGTTCTTCAAAGTTAGGTTTTCTCAACTCCATAGGCTCTATATCCATAATTAAACTATCTAAAATATTTTTCCTTTCGGCTACATTTTTTGAATTAGAGGTTTGGTTGCCCATGGCGAGCAATAAAGGAAGAAGTTTTTTTGTATTATTAGATTTTATTGCTGTTGTAGCTTTTTGCATTGGGACACTAGGTTGCGCTACAGCCTTAGAAATTTGATTAGGAAAAGTTCCTCTATAATGTTCAATTACATCATAAGGATTAACTTCTCCTCTAAAATACGGGTTTTTTTTATGAAAATCTCGAATAACTTTAGAATCATGGACATTAATTCCAGTTTGTTTAACTGGCAATGTTGGCCTGTATGGATGAAGAGGAGCCTTTTTTGCTAACTCTGTTTTTTGATAAGGATTCAAACCTTTTGTTTTTTTAGTACCTTTTACTACATTCTTAAGAGTTGGAGGAAGAAACATTGAGAGTGCAAGGTCTGTAAGCAAAGAACTTGGGTCTGATAGGTCGTAGCCAAAACCTTCTGCTGTTCCTGTTATTATATTTCCTAAACCCTCGCCAACATCGCCAATACTATTCCATACTTCCCTATTTTCAATTTCATCACGCATATTTTCAGGAATAATTGAATACTGACTTCTTAGTGTTTGGTCTCCCGCAACAGTTTCAAATCCTTCTAATTGGTATGTTTCACTTCTACCATTCGACATCTTACTTCTCCTATATGTTAGTTAATTCAAAATGAGGTAAGTCATCAAAACCATTATCTTCTAAATCTGTGTTTTGATTCCAATCTCCACCCCACCTAAGGCCAATGCCTTTTGACTTGGCAATTCCCATTACCATGCCAGCAAAATAAGTCATTCGCTCCCTATCTTCCCAATTGATGGGGTATGGGGCGACATCAACAGCAATGGATGGTTTTTTGTTGTGGCGACCATTTGGCCATGCAACTTTTGAATGTCCTGACTTAACTGCTTTGTTTTGGTCTTCTTCTCCACGATGCCCACATAATACAGAACAATCAAAGTGTTTAATTATTTCGTTAAATATTTCTTGCAAATCTTCATGACATGTTGCAAGTCTACGTTTTGAACTTTTTCCAAATCTAGGCATTATCCCATTCCTTTTAATAATTGTTGTAATGTATTGTTTCCACCACCAATTCCGCTTCCAACGCTTGCAAATCCGCCAGATGTACCAGGGTAGTATAGTTTTCTAGCTGCTTGACCCCCTTGACCTCCTCCGCCTGTATTTATTGGAGCTTGTTGTTGCGCATCAATAAAAGATTGTTGGTATGGGTAATAAAATGGATTGTCAGAATCATCAATACCTGGAATATCAAAGCTAAATCCTCCTTCACCCAAGCCTCCTAAATCAAAATCTCCAAGGCTCTCTTGGTTATTGAGAAGTGTTTGATAAGCATTCCAATCAAAATTAGGAGAACCAAAATTAGAACCAAAATCAAAACCGCCTACACCTAAGCCCCCTAAATCAAAATCTCCAAAGTCTTGACCTGCGCCTTCAATTGGGTCTCCAACGCCTGGGTCTATGTTTGCTAAATCAGAGATAGGCGTTTCTGATACTCCTTGTATATTTTGAAAATTTTGTATTGCTGCTAAAGCATCTTCAGCACTGCTAAAAGTATTAGAGGATTGTAGTTGCCCCATCATATCACCATACAAGTTTTCTGCATCTGTTATGCTGTAGGTTCCGTCTGGATTTACAGTAACTCCTTGCTCTAAAAGCATCATATTTGCCCAAGGATTGTTTCCAAAAGAATCGCCATAAGGACCCAAAAAGCTGCCAGACTCGCCAGGCGCAAATGGTCCAAAACCTGGAAAATCAAAGTCAAATCCGCCAACGTCCAAGTCCCAAGAGCCTGGGCCTGGGCCCTCATCATAAAAGCCTTGTTCATTTAATTCTTGCAAGCTTTGAAGATTTGTAATTGCCTCTAATGCTTCTTGTATTGAGCTAAAACTATTAGACATACCTGATTGCTGCCAAACATCGCCATATAGCCCCCCGCTTTGTAACCAAGGACTATATATACCATAAGTGCCATCAGGGTTTGTGGTGATTCCTTGCTGTTGCAAAGCATATTCGTCAGAAGCAAGCCATGCTTGTTCAGCTTGATAATCAGCATAAGCATCTCCACCCAGGCTTCCTCCAAAGCCCATATGACCTTGAGTGCCTTCACTTGTGTCAAATTGCCCCATATTGCCGCCATAACCACTTCCAGCAACATTACCAACACCTAACATATCGCTTCCAGGTCCAAAACCAGACCCTCCCATAACATTGCCTCCTCCTAGATTCATGTTATTATTACTAAAATTTGTATATGGCTGATTGCCCATATTAGGCGGATTAGTTATATTAGGTGGATTGGTTGCATTTGCTGCAAGCCTATTAGTTTGATTCATGCCTTGATTAATAAGGCTTTGACTAAATGGTGTAAGATGTCCTGGTATATGTGGCATTAAGCTTTTCCTTGTATTGAATTCTCCCCGTAAATATACACAATATTATCATTTAAATCAAATTCACTATCACATTCAGGGCAAATCCAGCCTGTAACTTCCCTGTCTTTGTCAATTAAACCAATTCTTTGAGTGTAATTACTATCAAGATAAAGATTTTTATCACATATAGGACAAGGGTCCTTATACTTCTTTTTCTTTGTGTGCAATGAGTTGTGTTTTATTTCCATCTTTTAGGGCCTCCATTTGTTCTTCTGTAAAACCTGACCATACTGTAAGTTGTTCTTGCTTGGTATCTGTATCAAATAACCCTGATATCTTAGATAACGACTCTAATGAGCGCAATTTATCTGCGTCTTTGTCTGCAACTTCGGCAATATCTTTATATTTTGCCAGTATCCAATCAGGCGTTATGCCCTCTTCTTGCAATACTTTCTTAATTTCTTCCTTAACCATTGTTTTAACCTCATCTTTTTTCATTAATTGTTTGGCTGAGCTGGCAATATATTCACTGCTCTTTGATTTCTTGAATACTTTCTTGTATGCCTGTGTAATTTCCATACCCTCAGCCACATATCTTGCAAATACAAACTCTTTGGGCTTTAATCCTGACTTCTTATATTCCTTAAATGCCTTATATGTCCTTGAAAATGTGTATATATTCTCTGCAATTCCGTCTTCACCTAGTAATTTAGCGTTCATGTTGTCTACTCTAAAGGTGCCTAAGACAGTTCTTACGCATTTAGTTACTTTATTGGACGCATTTATCTTTAAAGCATAGCATTTAAGGATTTGGCACACATTTTGGTCATCTGTTAAGACCCATTCACCCTCTTGTGCCTTTCTCCAGTTCTCATTTAACAAGGCATTGGGGTGATGTACCCTAAATTCTTGTATCGAGTCATATAAATAATGATTTACGCCTTTGACTTTTTTGTAATCCATGCAATAATATAATCATAATTTTGTTTTTAAAAAAATTTAGACTAAATTAACCCTCGCATAAATGGTTTGGTTTAATACTTGTTGCGTTTATGTTGAAAAGTAGCTACAATAAGGGGTGAATCTAAGCTACAGGCCAACTCGAAGACAATTGAGGCCGATTCTAGGGGAATAACCCGAAACTGATAATTGTTCGTGTTGCTAGTTTATTCGCTAATAACATATCCAATAGCAGCATGGCTCCAGAAGAGCAAAGTTGTAAAGGATTTTGAGGCTCTGACTTGAATGTACAGGGGTAATATCTCTCTATCCTTTCAACAACATTCACCAAAAGAGCAATTAATAAAATATATATTATATTATAATAAAAGGAGATATTATGAAAGTTAAGGGAATAGATTTAAAAGATTTAACTAAAAAACAACAAAACGCAATGAAAAGACATTCAGTACATCATACTGGGAATCATATAAAAGCAATGGTAAATGCAATGAAGAAAGGAAAAACATTTACACAATCACATAAAGATGCAATGAAAAAAATAGGTAAATAAGAACCTAAAAAGTTTTCCAAAGAAAATTTACAATTAAAGTTATAAAAAGTTAAAAAATAGTATTAGAATGCGTGTTCCTCTTTTTTATATACACACCCCCCCGAAAATTGCCCCCTATGGGGTTAGAACTAGGTTGAAAGTAAAAATTATAATATTAATTGAATTTTTAGTAGGTTTCAGAAAAAGGAAACGCCCCAGTAATCAACTGAGGCGCTTATTGGGGGGCTATTGTTGGCTGTGTGTGTTAGTTAGACAAGTTATTTCTTACTCGCTTTGATTCTATCTGCTATCTCATTTAAATCCATGCCCTTATTTACGTCTATCTCATTGATGTCAATCTTCTTATTATTATTACGCTTAAATACAGACCTAACTTTATTAGATAAGTTATAACTAAATATACTCTTAACTAATCTACATACTTTATTATATATAGTATTATTTAAACGCTCTCTCAGCTCGTTAATCTCGCGACCATATATCTTCAGGTCATTATCAATGTCTTCACGTGTTATGTACTCGCCATCATTAATAGCGCTCTCAACCATATCATTAACGTCGTCTTCTTTTATGTAATCACAATAATCGAGTTCGCTTCTAACTGCGTTTTCTATGTCGTAATCGAGGTCGTCAAGTCTGTACATATTATCGTCTAGTCTTTCAATCGTCTTTTCTAAGTCGTTAACTCTTCCCATATCTTTCAACGATTTCTGCACGTCTTCGCCTGTTAACTGCTCAATTACATCATTAGCTTCGTCAATTGAATTCATTAATTTATTATTAACCTTTTCAATTTGCTTATTGATAGCATTTTTTAACGTGTGATTAGGTATTACAACCTTTACACAATCAACGTCAAATATTTCAAGTTTCTCCTGTAACGTATCATTTTTATCATTAACAGAGCTTATTAACTGCTTCTGCGCATCTGCGTTGCGTTGTAGCGTTGTTATAGCATTTAATAAATCACGTTCTCCATCTGTCATATCTACTTTAGTGTCTCTGGGTGCTTTTTTTGCAG